TGACAGCAACCAAACCACAAAAAAAACCAGCAGCTAAAAAAACTCCTGCAAAAAAAACTACAAAGACAGTTGAAAAAAAAACCGAAACTGTCGCTCCTGTTACTGAAACCGTAGTTGAAACTGAAACTGTTACTGAAACTGTTACTGACACTAAAACTGAAAGTGATGAAAAAGTAGATCCTACTGTTGAATCTATTAAAAGTCTTATTGGTAAATTTGAATTATTCGAAAAAGAATCTAAATTAGCCAAGGTTGAATTAAGGAAAGTTTTAAAATCTTATCAAAAAAAAACCTTCAAAAAGACCCGTAAACATGATCCTAATAGACCTCCTACTGGATTCGCCAAACCATCATTAATTTCCGAAGAATTATGTAAGTTCTTAAATAAACCAAGTGGTACGAAAATGGCTCGTACTGAAGTTACACAAGAAGTAAATAAATATATTAAAGCCCATAATCTTCAAAATCCTGCCAATAAGAAAGAAATTAAGGCAGACACTACCCTTACTAATTTATTAAATCTTAAAAAGGGTGATGACTTAAATTATTTCAGTCTTCAAAAATATTTAAAAGACCATTTCCCTAAAACTGATTCTTCCGTCAGTGCCTAAAATTCTAAATCATCAAATTGGTCTTCAAATTTAAAATTACAATTATGAATTTTATTATACATACTAGATGTTGAAACTGTATTAGGAGGATATTTCTTATGAGGTCGTTTATGTGTTAGTGGTGGTAAACGATGATAAGGATATTTTTTTTCAATTATTTCTTTTCCATTTTCCGATTTATAATACATTATAATTTCATTATTATCAACACGACTACGAATAAATTCCATTTATTAATTATTATATTTTTTTTTAACATATCTAAAAAATAAATTACAATTATTATTATGGAGGATAAATCTATTTATTCTATCAGTCCAATTGACGGTCGTTATCACAAATATACTAAACTTTTAAAAAATTATTTTTCTGAATTTGCATTATTTAAATATAGATTAATGATTGAAATTGAATATTTAATTTATTTAAAAAAAATAGGATTACCAGAATTTAAAAATTTCCCTCCCAATAAAATTTTTCTTCGTAATATTTATAAAAACTTCTCACATTCTGATTGTATTGAAATCAAAAATATAGAATACACCATTAATCACGATGTTAAAGCCGTTGAATATTTCCTTTCCGAAAAATTACAAAAAATTTATTTATCAGATTATAAATCTTTTATTCATTTCGGTTTAACCTCACAAGATATCAACAATAATTCTATTACATTATCCATTAAAAATTGTATTGAAGATGTTTTTATTCCTATGGTTGAACTCATTTTAGATGATTTATTAGAAAAAGCATCCGATTGGGTCTATTATAAAATGCTAAGTCATACTCACGGACAACCTGCAGTTCCAACCACAATGGGTAAAGAAATTATGGTTTTTCATTACAGAATTTCCAAACAATTACAACTACTCAAAAATATTGATTATTACGGTAAATTAGGTGGTGCTTCAGGTAATCTAAATGCTCATTATGCTGCTTATCCCGATTATAATTGGGAAGAATTAATGAAACAATTTTTATTACAGTTTTCATTAAAAAGAAATAAATTTACCACCCAAATTGACAATTATGAAAATTTATCCCTTGTTTTTGATAATCTAAGGCGAATCAATACTATTTTTATTGATATGAATAAAGATATTTGGCAATATATTTCTATGAATTATATGACACAAAAATTTGATAAAAATGAAGTTGGTTCTTCTACTATGCCCCATAAAATTAATCCCATTAATTTTGAAAACAGTGAAGGTAATTTGTTATTAGCAAATTCTTTATTAAATTTTATGTCCGAAAAATTACCTGTATCACGATTACAAAGAGATTTAACTGATTCTACTGTATTACGAAGTGTTGGATCTATTTTTGGTTATATGTTAATTGCGTATCAAAATTTTAAAAAAGGATTAAATAAATTAGATGTGAATGAAATTCAATTAAAAAAAGATCTAAATACAAATTGTGTTGTTATTATTGAAGGTATACAAACCATTTTACGAAAACATGGTATTCATAATGCCTATGAATTATGTAAAGATTTAACCAGAAATAATAAATGTATTACTATGGATGATATTACGGTTTTCATTAAAAATTTAGATATAGATGAAAAAATAAAAAAAAAATTATATGAAGTTAATATTGAAAACTATATTGGTAATGCTGAAAATATTTTTTAAACTTTTTAAAAAAAAGTTTAGACAAAAAAAAATAAAACTTTTTTATTTTAGATTAAAGTTTTTTTTTTGATTTAACCTTTTTCCTAAAAAGGTTGTTTAGTTAGAGTAAGCAAGACCACCCATACCACTCATAATACGTAATACATTGTAGTTAAGAGCGAATAAATATAAATTATTAGCTGATGATACACCAGCAATATTTAATCTGGCATTATCAATACGTGAGAAGTTGCAAGTACCAGAAGGTTGATGTTCAGCAGGTTTTAAACAGAATGAATACATACCAACATTGTTATTAGCACCAGTATTTACTACAGAAACCCATTTTCTTGTAGAAGTATTTAATGATTTACCTGAATGTCCAAGACCACATTCATAAGGTTGAACTAAATGATAATAATCATGTGCTTGTTCAGCAGCTCTATCATGACCATTTAATTGAAGTTTAGCATTACCTAATGCGGCACTAGTAGAACCATATGCAGTCCAGAATAAGGCTTTAACAGGATGATTGAAACTCATATCAACAGTAGATTCACTTTCTACACCAGTGTGTTGAACTTGTTCAATTAAATATTCGTGTGATACTTGGGCGAATCTTCTACGTTCATCAGTATCTAAATATAAATAATTGACTAATAATTTAGCATCACTAATTGTACAATTTTTGTCTCCAGCTATTTTTTTAGGATCTAATGTCATATTAATCTTAACTTCATGATATTGTAAAGCAATTAATGGTAAAGCAAGACCAGGATTTCTATTGAACCAGAAACGTAATGGAATGTAATTTGTAGCACCAACATTAGGTGTAAGTACATCTGAACCATTTGCCATAGCCATTCTTAAATCATGACTTGTTTCAAATAATTCATTATAGATATCTAACCATTGAGAATAATGTTTGTCAATTTTTTGGCCACCAATTTCAACTTCTACTGTTTTAATTAATTTTGTCATATCAACATCAGTTAAATCATCCGCTGTAACTTGTTGTTCTTTAACGGCACCTGCGACAGTGACAGCACCACTAATATCTATCCCGGTTCCTCCACTAGTTTCTGATATTTTTATGACATTCCCTGCTGGCGCTCCTGAAACAAAATATACTTTATTTTTTTCTACTACAACAGTTCCATCTCCTGTTAATACAATATCTTCAGTAAAATATATTGCATCATTTGCCGCAAGATTCGTAGAAGCACCTAATGTGATCTCGGCGGGGGACGCCGTGTGATCAATTGAACTAATTGTAAGTGCAACCCCATCACCATCATCAACCGCGTGTGATGTAATTTGTAAGTAAATTTCTTGGACTAAATCTCCATTTCTTGCTAAAGTACAAGTTACAGAACCTTCATTAATAGTAGGAACACTACCACTGAATGTTTGAGCGATACATTCTTTTGAGAAGTTAGTGTGTCTTCTGTAGACAACTTTGAAAAAAGTAATTTGAGGATTACCTGTAAGATAAACATCTTGAGCACCCATAGCGACTAATTGCATTAAACCACCACCCATTTTATATTATTTATAGAGAAAAAAAAAATAAATTATTAACATTCCTATTAATAATTTATTTGATTATATTTTTTATTTTTTTGGTTTAACCTTTTTCTAAATGGTTGTTTAGTTAGAGTAAGCAAGACCACCCATACCACTCATAATACGGAGGACGTTGTAGTTAAGAGCGAATAACCATACAGAACCTGAACCACCCATATTTAATCTAGCATTATCAATGCGTGAGAAATTACAAGTACCAGAAGGTTGATGTTCAGCAGGTTTTAAACAGAATGAATACATACCAACATCACCACCAGCAACAACTGTAGCCCAAGAACGATCTGAAGCTTTTAATGATTGACCTGAATGACCGAGGCCAGATTCATAAGGTTGAAGTAAATGATAATAATCAGCTGGTTGTTCAGCAGCTCTGTCGTGGCCGTTTAATTGTAATTTAGTTTTTTCCCAAGTCTCACCAGTCCAGAATAAAGCTTTAACAGGATGGTTGAAGGTCATATCAATTGCTCCACCAGCTGTTTCAGTGCCAGTATGTTGGACTTGTTCAATTAAGTATTCATGTGATACTTGAGCGAATCTTCTGCGTTCATCAGTATCTAAATATAAGTAGTTGACTAATAAATCAGCAGATGATACTTTATTTGCAGTAATAGTTTGTACTCCAGCTGTGAATTTAACTGAAGCAGCAGCAGCAAGTGTCATATTAATTTTAACTTCATGGTATTGTAAAGCAATTAAAGGTAAAGCAAGACCAGGATTTCTATTAAACCAAAATCTTAATGGAACATAAAAAGTATGGTCTGTTTGATCGGCTACTGCGGAAGCTTTATTCATTACGTCTCTGTAATCGTGTGATGTTTCAAATAATTCATTATAAATATCTAACCATTGAGAATAATGTTTGTCAATTTTTTGGCCTCCAATTTCAACTTCAACTGTTTGAATTAAATTAGTCATATCAGCAACAGACCAGGTGCCAGCGGCATTTGTAGTACATTGTAATGCTACTCTTAAATAAATTTCTTGGACTAAATCACCATTTCTGGCTAAAGTGCAAGATACTGAAGAACCGAAAGCGGCTGATCCAGTAAATTGTTGAGCAATACATTCTTTTGAAAAGTTAGTGTGTCTTCTGTAGACAACTTTGAAGAAGGTAATTTGAGGATTACCTGTAAGATAGACATCTTGAGCACCCATAGCGACTAATTGCATTAAACCACCACCCATTTTATATTATATATTGAGAAAAAAAAAAATAAATTATTAAAATATTATTAATAATTTATTTGATTATATTTTTAAATTTTTTGGTTTAACCTTTTTCCTAAAAAGGTTGTTTAGTTAGAGTAAGCAAGACCACCCATACCACTCATAATACGTAATACGTTGTAGTTAAGAGCGAATATGTTTAATGATTCAGCAGCATTACCTGTCATTCCTGATAATACAAGACGGGCATTATCAATTCTTGAGAAGTTGCATGTTCCAGAAGGTTGATGTTCACCAGGTTTTAAACAGAATGAATACATACCTGCTACGGTAGAATCAGCGGTAGTATTAGTTTCAGCACCTTGGCCTTTTAAACCACATTCATATGGTTGGACGCCTGCGTAATATAAAGCTGGTTGTTCGGCGGCTCTATCATGACCGTTTAATTGTATTTTAGCGGTATATGCACTTAAACTACTACCTTCTCTTCTCCAGAATAAAGCTTTAACAGGATGATTAAAAGTTAAAGTAATACTTTTAGAACTTGCAGTAGGCGAAAGAGTACCAAGAGATTCGCTACCGGTGTGTTGGACTTGTTCAATTAAGTATTCATGTGATACTTGAGCGAATCTTCTACGTTCATCAGTATCTAAATATAAATAGTTGACTAATAAATTTCCACAATTGGTAGCTCCTTCAACAACAACTTTAACTTCATGATATTGTAAAGCAATTAAAGGTAAGGCAAGACCAGGATTTCTATTAAACCAGAATCTTAATGGTAAAAATGTACCTTCCATGGCATTTTTTAAACCATGATTAGTTTCAAATAATTCATCATAAATTTGCATCCAAGCAGCATAATGTTTATCAATTTTTTGGCCTCCAACTTCAACTTCAACTGAAGTAAAAGAAGGTGTACCATTGCCATCACCTACAATATACATTTCTTGTACTAAATCACCATTTCTGGCTAAAGTGCAAGTTTTGCTTGAAGTAGAACCATTAAATTCTTGTTTAATGGCTTCTTTGGAGAAGTTAGTGTGTCTTCTGTAGACAACTTTGAAAAAGGTAATTTGAGGATTACCTGTAAGATAGACATCTTGAGCACCCATAGCGACTAATTGCATTAAACCACCACCCATTTTATATTTTATATATAGAAAAAAATTTTAAATTAAATTTAATTAAAAATTAAATTAAAAATTATATTAAATTTAATAAAAAAAAAATAAATTATTAACATTACTATTAATAATTTATTTGACTATATTTTTTATTAACTTTTTTTAAAAAATTTTTTGGTTTAACCTTTTTTAAAGTTTGCTTAGTTAGAGTAGGCAAGACCACCCATACCACTCATAATACGTAATACATTGTAGTTAAGAGCAAATATGTTTATTTCTTGAGCTGTAAGTTGACCGTCCTTACCATCCTTAACGACGGAAGGTCCAGTTAAATTTAATACAAGACGTGCATTATCAATACGTGAGAAATTGCAGGTTCCAGAAGGTTGATGTTCACCAGGTTTTAAACAGAATGAATACATACCAGCGTGTGTTGTAGTAAGATCACCTGAATGATGATGTCTAAGACCACATTCATATGATTGGACGCCTGTGAAATATAAATTTCCTTGTTCTGAAGCTCTGTCATGACCATTTAATTGTAATTTAGCTGTATAACTAGCTAAACCTTTTTGGTCGGTAGCGAGTGCGACGGCAGTTGATGCTTTTACAGTGCCGTGAGATAATCCATTCCAGAATAAAGCTTTAACAGGATGATTAAAGGTTAATGTAATAGATTTTGAAGCAGTTGCGGCAGTTATAGTGTTAGTATTAACTGCTGTGACGGTGGTGGAAGCAGCACATACTGATTCTTTACCAGTAAATTGGACTTGTTCAATTAAATATTCATGTGAAACTTGAGCGAATCTTCTACGTTCATCAGTATCTAAGTATAAATAGTTGACTAATAAACCTGTATAATTGGTGGCGTTAGCTGAAACTTCAAGATTAATTTTAACTTCATGGTATTGTAAAGCGATTAAAGGTAAAGCAAGACCAGGATTTCTATTAAACCAGAATCTCAATGGCATAAATGAGGTTCCAATTACTGTTTTAAGAGGTTCATTATCGTCAAATAATTCATCATAAATATCTAACCAAGCTCCATAATGTTTATCAATTTTTTGTCCTCCAATTTCAACTTCTACATGTTTAATTTCAGTTTGATCACAAGTGCCAGTTAAATATATTTCTTGGACTAAATCACCATTTCTGGCTAAAGTACAACTTTTGCTTGAACCAACACCATTCCATTCTTGTTTAATAGCTTCTTTGGAGAAGTTAGTGTGTCTTCTGTAGACAACTTTGAAGAAGGTAATTTGAGGATTACCTGTAAGATAGACATCTTGAGCACCCATAGCGACTAATTGCATTAAACCACCACCCATTTTATATTTTTATATAAGAAAAAAATTTTGAATTAAATTTAATAAACTTTTTAAACTTTTTAAAAAAAAGTTTTATCAAAAAATTTTTTTGGATTAATTTTTTCTTAAAAAGTTGTTTTTGTCTAAACTTTTTTCTAAAAAGTTTTTTTAGAATTCTAATTTACATTTTCCTTTTTCAATATGTAAGAAATTAAAATTTACACTATAAACATCAATTGGTATTTTTGTATTTATATTCAAATCATTTTTAATATATTCTGTCTGTAAATATAAAAATTTATCATCTATACGTGAAAAATTACATAATCCTGATGGTTGACGACTACTTGGATGTAAACAAAAACTATATACATAATATGTTCCATTTGGATCTTGGTTTTCTTCCATACGTGTCATTGTATCAGCACTTCCAAGATTACATTCAAATGGTTGTAATAAATGGAAATATTCACCTGTTTGTTCATAAAATAAATCATTATTATTAAAAACTATACGTGCTTTGTCTAAAATATATTTATATGGTAATCTCCATATTAAATATTTTGATAAATAACTAAATGTTAATTCTATATTATCATATAATCCATTTATTATATCATTTGTTTGATATTGGAGTTGTTCTATTAATAAATGTTGTTTATTTTTTAAAAAATAATTTTTCTCATTCACATCTAAATGAATATAATTTGCTGATAATACTGCCTTATTTATTTCTACACTTGATATTATTTTATTTGATAAAAATACATCAGATTGATTATTTGTTTTTATTTTTATATTTACATCACTTCTATACAATGCTGCAATAGGTAGTGATGATTGACTATGTTTAGTAAAAAAGAAGCGTAAAGGAATATATAATTGAATTTTTCTATTAAACATTTTTGGAGTAATAAATTTTAATTCATTATTTATTTTATGTAAAGTTTCATCATTATTAAATAAATTATTATACATTAATAACCAATTTGTATCATGTTTTTCTATTATATATTCATCAATTTCAAAAGTTATTTCTTTTATAAATTTTGTTAAATCTTCTTTTAAAAATCGCACATTAATATGAAATGAATTATTTGTATCATAAGTACAATTTAATCGTGTGGTTGTAACATTTGTTAAATCTAAATTTTTTGAACCAGAATCATATAAATTAATATCAGAACCAATTTCAGTTATTTTCAAATTTGTAATATTAGTATTTGTTAATGTATAAATATAATTATATAAATATAAATCTTGTGTTCCAGATGAATTATATTCATAAAAAACTGCATTTTTTGTAGAAGAAAAAGTAGTTCCAGAAATTGTTAAATCAAATGTATCCGATACATTTACTTTTATATTTAAATTTAAATACATATCTTGTATTAAATCTCCATGTACTGGTATATTGGCATATGTATCCTTATTAAAATCTAAAGGAGCTTCAAAATAAACGTCCATTAAATTTTTACTGTAATTACTAAAAGATTTAAAAACACTTTTAAAAAAAGATATTTGGGGATTTCCGACAAAAAAATCAGCTTCATTACCTAAAAATTTTAATTGTATTAAACCACCACCCATTTATATTAATAAAATAGAATTAAAATTTTAAATAAACTAATCTTTTTATTAAAAAGATTAAAAGGATGTTTCAAATAATTTTCCATTTTCTAAAGTAAATAAATTATAATTGATAGAATAAATATCAACATATCCAAGAGAACAAATCCTTTTAGAATCTGTAAGAATTTTTAATTTACCACAAGTTATTTTAGTAGAATTTGAAGTAGATTTTTTATGACAATAATATAATATTGTATATTCTACTTCATTATCAACTAATAAAGTTTTTTTATCATAATTAAAACCTTCATAATACAAATTATTTGGAATATCTAAATTATTTTCGATAAATGAAGTAGGATCACTTATTGTAATAATAATATCGCAATTTGTATTTGTTATTGTATACAAGACATTTGTATATATAGTAATATCAGGAGATTGGTTTATATCAGATGTTAATAATTTTGTAGTAACAGAAAAATAATTAATAGTAAATACAGAAGTAACATTAAAATTAATTTTAGTATGAATAATAAAAGGGAAACATTCAAGATATAATTTATTAATTGTATCTAAATTTATATAACCTGAAATATCATTTTTAAATAAAGTAAAAGGTAAAACTAAAATTTGTGTATTATCTATATTTTTATTATTATTATTTAAAACATTATTATTTTTAAGATTAGAATGTAAAAAAGATATATATTTTAATTCTTGTACTGTATAAGATAATCGTAAATCATTTAAATATAATTTAATTTCATCAATATTACAATTTTTAAAAACAAATAAAAGTAATTTACAATATTTTTCAAATAATAAATTTACAACATTAGATATATCTTTTTTAACTGAAACATTTAATTGTATATTTTCCATATGATTAATATTTTCCATAAATATATAATTTTTTTTAAGAAAACGTTTATCATCATTTTCAAGTAAAAAATAATTAACAATTAAATCAATATCATCAACTATAACATCTGTAAATAATACCTTTTTAAAATAAATTTTAATATGTATTTGCTCTTCTCTTAATAAATATAAGGGAATATAACTGGATGATTTATGTAAAAAATGAAAATGAAGAGGAATATAGAATGTATTTTTATTGTTTTTAGAAGATAATAAATTATAAATTTTATGTTTATTTTTATTGTAATATATATTTGAATATAAATTTAAAATATCTTTTGTAATTGTATCTAATAATAAGTCAGAACAATAAAATTCTATTTTATCTATAAAATCTATTATATTATTTGAAATAGGATTTTGTAATTTAAAATATAAAAATAAATCACCAATTAAATCATAATTATAATTAGATAAATCAATATTAATATTTTTTGTAGTATTAATATTATAATTTGTTACTACTTGTATATTTTCAGGAATTTTAACAAAATTACTATAAGATTTATAAACTGATTTAAAAAAATTTATATCTGGATTTTTTGTAAATTGTTGATCTTCTTTACCAGAATATAACATTTTAATAATTCCATTAGGCATATTTATATATTATTATATAATAATAAATGTTTAAATTAATAAATATATAGATAAATATATAGATATTATAAAATAAAAACAAGAGATGCATATTTATTTATGAATGATCAAAAAGAAACATTATTGTTTGTTTATTTAAAAATGTCAAAAGAACAATTACAGATATCTTTACCAATAAATTATGAAATTGATGAAAAAAAAAATTATTTATGTGTATTTATTAATAAAAATGGTCGTGATTATTTATCTCAAAATACAGAAGAAAATATTAAAAATATTATTAAAGATGCTAAAATGATGAATTTATTTAATAATAACTATGAGAAATTAAAAAAAGTATTTTTATATTATACAGAAGAAAAATTTGAAGAACACAAAAAATTTGTATTAGAACAATTTAATGATATTGAAGAGTTGTAAAAATTATAAATTTTTCTATATATTTAATATAAATGTATAAAGAATTATTGATTTACTTTTTATTTTTTAATATTCAATTTATTTTTGATATGTATTATAAATCTTATCAATTAAAATTTTTAGAATCCATTGAAACAGAATTAAATATGAACTATTTTTTATTATTTAATTTTTTCTATTTCATATTACTATTTATCAGAATATATGATAAACAAATGAATTTATATTATGTAGAATATCCAACAAAACAATTAGCATTTAATCATTCTTGTAAAAAAATAAAAAATATGTCAAAATTATGGATTGAACAGAATGGTTCTACAAAATTTAAAACATTAGTTGATACAACCTCAACACGCTATTTTAGTCGTTATAATGATATATTTGAATTATATGGAGCAATAATAAGAGTTTGTAGTAATGTTTATATAATGTATAATATAAATAATTTTTCATTATATATGATGTTGGGTTATTTTCTATTATATGGTTTATTTTATAAATATATTGTATTAAAAACTCGTGATAAAAAAAAAGATAATAGTAAACAATCAGGTAAATTAAGTATAATGAATACACATTTATATATGAATTATTTTAATTCTTGTATAGGAAATTATCAGGATAAATATGTGAATGTAATAAGAGAAAATATAAAAGGAATAAATAAATATGAATATGAAAATATGTATTTAGAAAAAATATATACTGGAACACTACAAATTTTTCCTAAATTATTAATGTTTATATTTATTTATAATTATTTAACAACAAATTGTTTAATAAAATGTACTTTGTTTTTATGGCCTTTATATACTATTACTGAAACAATTATATATCAATATGAATATATATTACATATATTAAATTATGGATATATAAATCCTTCTTATACATATTATAATGAATTTAATGAAATATATAAAAATGAAATGGATGAAAAAAAAAATATAGTTCCTAAAAATATACCAATTCATAGTGTAAATGAAACTATACAATATAAAAATAGAAGCAAAATTACATATAATATGGAATTAGAAATTGAAAATAAGAGTATATTAATTGAAGGAAAAAGTGGATTAGGTAAATCTACTTTATGTAAAACAATATCTGGTTATTTTAATAGTTATCAAAATATAAATCATAATAAAATTATATATATTCCACAGGACATTTATTTAAATACAGAAAATAGAACATTATATGATGTAATTACTCAAAATGATTATATAATATGTAATAAAAATAAAAATTTATTTTATTATATAATTGATAATATAGTTCCTTTTTCAGATATAAAAAATAGTTTAGGTGGAGATATTTTATATAAAAAATTAGAAAATAAAAGTTTCAGTGGAGGTCAAGAAAAAAGAATATATTTAGCAATGTGGATATATTATATAATAATAAATATTGATAAATATAATATTTTAATATTAGATGAACCCGATAAAAGTTTAGATAGTGAAACTGTAAATAAATTATTATATAATATATTAAATGAACCTATGTTATCTAAATTAACTATTATTATTATATCACATAATATAGAAGATAAAACATTATTTAACAAAATTTATAAAATGATAAATGATAATAATATAATAAGATTGATATAAAATTAGTTCATATAAAGTAAACCACCTTGTCCCTTCTCTATTCTTAAAATATTATAATTTATTCCATATATTCTAATTTTTCCATTAGTACTACCACCTATAGTATTGGTATTATTAAATGTAAATTCTAAATGTGAATTACCTTTTTGAATTCTTGAATAGTTAATGGAACCAGAAGGTTGATATTGTCCTGGATGTAAAGAAAATGAATAAGAATAAATATATTTACGTGGGAAGTACATTTGTGTTTCATAAGGTAAAACATTACGATAATATGTTGAATCCATACTAATAATTTTATCTTGTCCGTTGATTGTAATTTTGGCTGAATTAAATGTATCAGAATGAAGACTATTAGAAGATGTATAAGATAACCAATTATTACCAGTTTTCATATTTTGAGTATGGTTAATATCATTTATAATAACCCAATAAATACTTTTAATTGGATGGCTAAATTCAAGTGGTATTTTTTTAATATTTGTAGTAGAAATAATTGATGTATCACTTAAAGTTTGTAATTGTTCTATAAGATATTCATGTGGATTACTTGTAAAATAGGTTTGTTCTTCTGTATCTAAATGAATAAAATTAGCTAAAATATTAGCATTAATAATAGGTGTATTTGGTGAATAAGTATTAATATCAGATTTAATAATTTCATTTAAATTTCTAAATTTAATTTTAATTTTAATTTCATGATTACGTAATGCAATTAAAGGTAATGAACTACCACTATTTTTTGAAAACCAAAATGGTAATGGAATATATAATTTTTGAGCTGTATTATTTTCTTGTAATGTAACATCTGTATTAAATTTTCCTATAAGAGTATCTGAACGTTGATCAAATAATTCATTATAAATGTCTAACCAATTTGAATCTAATTTATCAATTGTTAAACCACCAACTTGTATTTCTACACTTTCTATAATACTATATCCTAAACCATTTATATATCCAGCCCAATTTTCATTATTATTTGAACTAATTAATTCAGATAATTCTATATATAAATAAATATCACTTAATAAATCTCCGTCATATGGTATAACACAAATATGTTCTGAACCAAATTGAACTTTATTTTCAAATGATAATTTTTTTGTATCTTTTGCAAAATTACTATATTTTTTATATACACTTTTAAAATATGTCATTTGTGGATTTCCTGTTAAATGTTTGTCTTGGGGGCCAATAAAATTAAGTTGTAAAGCACCAGCTGTCATACTTATATATATATAATTTAATATAACAAAATTTAACTTAAATTAAAATAATATAATTTAAAAAATATAAGTTAAATTATAATATGAATGAAAATGTTACAGAAGGTAAGTATTCAAATATAGAAGTTACTAATAAAACTGTTATGGGTAATTTAAATTTTAAAAAATATACTAATATTGTTTATATAAATAATATATTAAATACTGATGCAAATAATATTTTATTATTAGATAAATCAAATACA